TGCACCCGTAGCCCAGTTCGCACCCGTCGCCCAGTTTGCACCCGTCGCCCAGTTCGCACCCGTCGCCCAGTTTGCACCCGTCGCCCAGTTCGCACCCGTAGCCCAGTTTGATATTGCGCGCCTCAAATTCGGCGGCTAATTCAGAAAGTTCATTGTACTGAAAGGGTGTCCAGCCTTTGCCTGAAACCCAGAGATAAATTGTTTTCATGGTTGGTTATATTTTGTGTTTAAAGTCCGTGGTTGTTAGCCCATATCACGAGTTCGGCAAGCGTTGTCGACCCTGTGCGACGCATAGCGTTTCGTTTGTGTGTTTCGACCGTCAACTGGGAGAGTGACAGTATTTCGGCAATCCGTTCGGTCTTACATCCCTCTTTATATAGGCGGACAATCTCTTTCTCCCGCATTGTCAGGTTAGTATTAAACTCTGGGTTACAGATTACTTTATAGTATTTGCACTCCCCCACCAGCGGACAAGCAACATTCTCGAAGTTGAACCGGCCTAATTCGTCCACATCGGGCACTTTGTCGTACATCCCGAAGTTGCAGCGGATAAACCGGTGTGCGCACCTGTATTTGAAATAGGGGGCATTCACCTTGCTCTTATTGTAAATCTCCGACAGCGCCTTGAATGCCTGCGGGTAGTCAATCTCAATTACCGAGAATAATGCGTCGGTGAGCTCCTTTTCTTCTTCCATATATGTGCGGACACCCTTTTCGTCGCGAATCTGCACCTCTCCTTCGGGTGAGTTAAAAAACTCTACGTTATTTAACCTTTGCATGGGTACCTTTGTATGGATAATCTTCTGGGAATAATGCGTCGCCGGGGAACCTATTTTCAGAGAATTTATATACACAGAATGCTATGTTATCCCTGTCTGACTTGTCAGGACGGGTGTGTCCGTGCGCCCATCGCCATATTGTTGTCCTGTCCTTTCCTGTCACAAGACGAATTTCTGCCCACAACTTACTTTTGCGAGTCTTCCCAAGTGTAGAAACATATTCTTGGAACGGCAACTTTACAGCGCGCTGATTTGCAGTATTCATATTCATATTATTTGTCCAGTATTGCCATGATCCGCTCAATGCAGGCGGCCTGCTCCTCGAGTAGTGCCGTCAAGCGGTCAGTCGATTGAATTACTTCGTTCATATTGCATCGTGCTTTAGTCACCATAGTACATTCCTCGGACACCATAGAAACCTGTCGGCACTTTCAGCAGTTCGGGGCGGTACTCCGTGGCCTTCGGCTGCTCCGTCGGGCGGTTCTCGATCTTCGCGGTCAGCATCGCCAACTTCTCGTTGCGCCAAGCCTTGCGCAGGCAATCCCCCAAACTCTTGCCCGGCTGTACCTTTTTAAGGTACCAGGCGTTCTTCATGATCTTCGATTTGTCGTAAGTTGCTTTCATCGCGTTGTCCGTTTTTATTACCTTCAAAAAGGTACAATCGTCAAATATTCAGTCCCCACGCTTGCGTTTTTCATCTTAAATCGTATATTTGTATCAGCTTTGTGGGTTTCACATTGCAAATATAGAATATAATTCTAAGAATTCGATGATTTTCTTAGAATATTTGCATAAATAATATTTATACGATTTTAAAATAATATTAAGCCTCTGATATCATGACCCTTAAAGAGAGAATCCAAGCGTATTGTCAGTATAAAGGGATTTCTGTTTCGCAATTTGAGAGACAGGCGGGGCTTTCAAATGGATATTTTAAAGAGGGGAGCAAAATGCCTCGCCCTGACAGAATCTCTAAAATTCTAAACAAATTTCCTGACATCAATAGAAACTGGCTCCTATACGAAGAAGAGCCCATGCTCAAAACTACCGACCAACCTGTCAGCCAAGGAGGCGAAGACGTCACGCCAACGAAAGCTGAACTAAATAACCCAAAAACTATGGAGAGATTCTTAGATTCACTACTCCGCCAAAACGAGGAGTTGATTCGGCAAAACGGGGCTTTAATTGACCTGTACCGAGAAGAGAGAGCGAAAAGCAAGGGCGATGTCGCCCAAAAAAAAGAGGCATAGCGGTATTCTAATTAGACTAATGCCATCTTCATTAGAGCGGAAGCAATATGATAAAATAGAACCACCCAAAATAAGATCCATATAATCGAGCTACACATTTAAAGGAGATTACGGTCTCCTTTAAAAATGACCGGGGCGCCCGCAGACCAAAACATAAAAACTTCGGATTATTTCAATAGCACAAATATTTTTTACTCTTTTCTTACCAACTCATTTCGATAGGGGTAAATTCATAAACTCATGAAAAAACTTTTACTAATAATTATTACTTTAGGTATTACCTATAATGTCAATGCGAAGCAGCCTTATAACCTTAAAAAGGCGCAAGAAATAATTGCCGCGCATAATGTTGCAAGTTTGGCTATTATCCATGAAGGGAAACAACTTTATTTTGACCCAGAAACGAAATCATACGTGCCGAAAAAGGATTTTATAGAAAAATATGGGCGTCAGGCCGTACAGCAAATTAACGACTTGGAATCAAATAGGTTAAATGAAGAGGCAAAAGCAGCGTCTATAGCGGAAAGAGAGAAAATACAATCACATGCTTTTGATAAGCTGATGAACCTTAATTCGTATGAAAGCGTTTCGTATAGTAAAAACGAATATGCTGACATTTTAGATATTTTAGATGGTAACCATGATGGGAATATTGATTATTTAAGCGCGGCACTATTTTTTAGGGATCAAGTTGCCGGTATAGACAACAACGGCAACATATCAATGATTAACATTATCCAAGCACCATCGTTATCTAAAGATCAGATATATATTCAAACTAACTCATGGTTCGTTCACACATTTAATTCAGGAAAATCAGTAATTCAATTAAATGAAAAAGATGCGGGGACTATACTCGCGAAAGGTTATTTGAAAAACATTGCAGAACAGGTCGGATTTGCAATTAGTTATGAAATCAGCGCCTATGTTCTTTTTCGGATAGATATTAAAGACGGTCGAGCCCGACTTATTACAACCATCCAAGAATATGAATCAGTAAATAGAGGAGGTGTTGCGGGGGCAATGTCAGGGAATGTTTCGACAACAATGGGCATTTACAAACCGGAAGCGGTTTTTCCCTTTGTTGATGCCGCTGCTGGATTATCCCGGAAAGCTGGAGCAAAAGCGTATTGTGCTTGTTGTATGTATATGATTGCAATGAAGAATCAATTAGAGAAAGCCATTAAAGATGGGATAACAGGCGGAGATGTAGAAGACTGGTAATCCCTCCCCTACCTTTCAGCCCCGGCCACACAGTCGGGGCTTTTTTACTCAAAGTATATAATTATTCACTACCTTTGTGCGTTTTTTAGCATGAAATATGTTATATTTGCATAACAACTACCATCCCAACGATGAAAGCGCAGCAATTTAATGGAAGCTATCCAATGAAAGAAGGTACTGGCATAAGCGTAAGTTTGGCCGTCATCCTCTATGAGGAGGACAAGATTTACTATGCCTATTGCGCTGCCCTTGATATTCTCGGATACGGAAATAGCGAGGAGGAGGCAAGACGGTCTTTTGAAATCATGCTTGAAGAAATCTTAAAGTACGCTATATCTGAGGGAACTCTTAGTGCGCTGCTCGAATCTTATGGATGGAAAAAGCGACAGCCTCCAAAGACGAGCGATCTTATCACCCGAAGCAGCGAGCTGGCAGATATTGTCGATAACAAAGCATACAGGACTATTCGGGAGAATATAACGCTTCCTTGTGCATAATGGGTGCTTTATCGAATATTGACATTGCGGATTTTCGTCGGTTCCTAAAGCACTTGGGATGGGAATATGGCGGCATCAAAGGCGGCCATGAAAAATGGTGCAAGAAGGGCATGCTTCGTCCTGTCATATTCCAGACGCATATAAATCCCATCCCGATAGGAATTATCAAGAACAATCTGCGGACAATGGGATGTCCTGCGCAGGTTTTGATTGACTACATGAATAAATAGCGAGAAGTTCGTTCAACATCAGCCCCGGCCGTATGACCGGGGCTTTTTTGTACCTTTAGGACAATGAAGGCCGCCAAAATAAGGTTTCATCATAGGGGAAAGACAAACCTTTAGAACAATCCGCCCAATAATATTTTTTTCAAAAAATTTCATCATTTCCCATTGTTATTTAAATATCCGTCGAAATCTTTGCATTGTAAGCCTGTGAGGATGCAGGCAACGGCCGAACATCGAAAGTACATTGCTATCGTAGCAGAAGGTCTGTTGGCGCATCCGTCGGCAGACCTTCATTTATGGCAAAGAGTGTAAAAGACACAAAGGCGAACGACACCATCAAGCCCACCCGCAAAGTGGGCCGTCCTTGCGTATATACACCTGAAGCTCTCGAAGTCAAGTTTGAGGAATATGCCAATTGGACAAAGAACAATCCAATCATAAAACAAGTGCCCACAAAACATGGCCTTGTAGACCTCGAACTCCAACGTCCTAAAACTATTGTTGGGTTCTGTGTATATGCGGGAATACTCCGTGACACATTTTTTGATTACGGCAAAAGGGAGGAGTTTTTCCACATCATTGCGCGCGTGCGCGAAGAAATTGAAGCCGATCAATTGTCGGGCGCAATAGCTGGCATATACGATTCCGGCGTCATTACACGTGTTCTCAAACTCGCCGACAAACAGGATATAACCACCAACGGCGAGAGCATCAACAAGCCTCGGGAGACGGTACAAGTCATACTTGATCCGGAAGCTGCATCTATCATCCAGTCCATCGGCAAACAAAGCACGAATGAAAATGGAGCTTGATGCACGCACATATCGGGGCAAGGTCTACAAGATCATGCTGTACTTCTTCCGCAAGTACCGCAATAAAGGCGTCGTACTACGCATATTCAACGAGGGGAGTTCCCGTTCGGGGAAGACTTTCGACACCTTCGACTTCCTGTATGACATCTGTGCTGCGGGTGATGGTGCATATAAAATCTATGTCTACCGCTCCACATTGCAAGACTGCAAGGAAAAGGCATTGGGAGACTTCAAGAAGAAACTACAATGCCGCGGGATATATGATCCCGACAGCATGTATAGCGAGAAGATACTCCCCGAATACCACATAGGCGACAGCATCATCCGGTTCCGTGGGCTTGATAAGATGGATGTGAAGGAGGGGCACGACTGCGACATCATATACTTCAACGAAATGTTGGACGACATATCGCCGGCGCAGTTCAATAATATCACGATGCGTTGTACAACCATGATTATTGGCGACTGGAACCCCAAATATACGGAACACTGGGTTTTTGAGCTTGAAGGGCAGCCGGATACCATATTCACCAAAACAACCTACAAGGACAATCCTTTCTGCCCTGACAGCGTACGCAGGACTATCGAAAGTTACGAGCCCACGCCGGAAAATATCGCAGCAGGAACCGCCGACGAATTCAGATGGAAGGTATACGGTCTCGGGGAGCGCGCGGCGCAGGAAGGATTAATATTCCCCAATATAGACTGGATCGACAGTTTCCCGGACGATTTGGAATATACAGCCTATGGCATCGACTTCGGCTTCACAAATGATCCGACGGCTATTATTCATGTCGGAGTGCGAGGGCGTGACTTATATCTGCATGAACGCTTTTATTCGCCCGTAGACGATCCCGAGGTATTGTATAACATCGTGGCCCCAATTCTCGGTAAACACGGATATGCCATAGCAGATAGCGCGGATAAATACGCCAAGAATCCGGAAGGCATGGTGCGTTCCCTTCAACTTCGGGGGTTGAATGTAATCAAGGCCAAGAAATTCCAGGATAGTATAACCATCGGTATATCCTACATGAAAAACTTCCGCATCCACTGCGTCAAGACCAAGAACATGAAAAACGAAGCCAATACCTATGTGTGGGATTCTATAAACGGGCTGGCGATAAATAAACCCGTAGACAAGAATAATCACCTTTGGGATGCAGCCCGATACGTCGTGATGACTGCATTCCGCAATCATATTGCCGCATGAAACTCCTTGGATACGAAATAAAGATGTCTAAATGTTCCGAAAAGACCGGAGACCCACAGCAAAGCCTATACATAGACCTGCGGGACTGGCAAAATCTGCTCGGGACGAAGGATGAGTTTATCGACACCTCCACACCGGACGGGCAGGCGCGCGCATTCGCGTCATGCTCTATTTTAGCTTCTATCATCACGAAGAAAGTATCTGCCATATCGGACGCCCGGTATTGGGCGAAAGACGACAAAGGGGAAGATATTGAAAAGCCGCGTGAGTTCGAGCGGATTAACCACCCCAATCCCTACCAAACCCTTTCGGAATTCGCTTGCATGATCGAGTTCTTTTCTCAGATATTCGGCAAGGCTTACATAGTGAAGGTGCCTTTGGTAGGTATTAAGGGTGATTTCGAATTGTATGTAATACCTAACCTCATGGTTACGGAAAACGAGGCGCCATCCTCCATATCTTCGTTTGCACCCAACTCCGACATCCGTGATTACACCATAAACCTTGGGGGTGGGATAAACCTGACGATCCCCAAAGAGGAGATGTTCGTTGTAAACGACGTAACTTACGCGCTTAACAAGATTGGGGGCGCTACTTCACGGCTTGTCGCCCTCAAGTACCCTGTCAACACTTTCCTGGCCTCCTACCAAGCCGTAAACGAATTGCTTGTCAACCGAGGTATGCTCGGCATTCTCTCCCTCATGTCAGATGATCCGATGGTCGATAATATCGTGCCAGCCACCAAAGAGGACAAGGAAGCGCTCCGTGAGCAATTGGACAAATACGGGATCATGCGCAACAAATGCAAGATCGCCATTACGTCATACAAGGCATCCTTTGTCCCTGTGTCGTCCACTATTTCCGACCTCGGACTTACAGACATTCAGCGCAACTGCAAGAAAGACATCGCTTATACATATCAGGTGCCCAGCATTCTGCTCGACGTAGAAGGTAGCACCTACAGCAATTTCGGAGAGGCCAAGATCGAATTCTACGTGAATGACATTATTCCTTCTGCACAAAATATAATGCGCGTGCTCAACAAGATATACGGCTTCACAGGATTCGGATTCATGCCGTTCTTCGACCATCTGGAAATGTTCCAGCCCTCAAAGAAAGACCAGGCGGAATGTATGAACAGCGCCGTAAATTATATCGGAGCTGCCATACAATTAGGAATAATGACACCAGAGGAAGGTAGAAGCGAACTATTAAAATATCAAATCTAATATGGAAGACAGAATAAAATCATTCAAGGGAAGTATAGACGACATCAAACGCGATCAGGGCGTTGTTGTCATTGCCATATCAAAGTTCAACGAAGAGGATCATGCAGAAGACATTGTGCGCAAAGGGGCGTTTACTAAGTCGTTTGCAGATATGTCCCGGATCAAACACTGCATCGACCACAAACAAGACTTGGATCATGTTGTTGGGACGCCTCGAAAAGCATGGGAAACAGATGAATATGCCCTCGTCGAGAGCAAACTCATACTCGGTAAGGCCGCTGGGCATGATATATTCGAGTACTATAAGCATTGCGCAGACGAGAAACGAGATGTCGAACACTCCTACTGCTACCGGGTTCTCAACAAGAACCATAACGATGCTATTGCGGGAGATGACATCGCAGAGCTGCAGCTCAAGTATGAGTACAGCACCGTGTTCGCCGGATGTAATCCCTTCACCCCAGCTCTTGACGTCAAGGGCTTGCAAAGCGTAGAGGACATCATTGCCTATCAAGAAGAGCTCAACAACATCCTGCGCAAATGCGACCTTTCGGAAGCAGGAGGAAACAGGATTGAAGCACTTTGCAACAGCCTCAAAAGCGCCCTAAACATCCTGGGCAACAAATCTTCGGATGACACTGAAATCATCGAAATAGTCAGAAAAACATTGTTTAACTAAACCAATTCACACATGAACGACGACATCAAGAAAGAGCTGAAAGGAATACTCGATGAATACAAGTCGGGGCTTATCGGCAAAGCAGACTTCGAGGCCAAAATGAAGGCTATCGAAGACAAAGTAGACGCTCTCGATCAAACGAAATCCATCGACGAGATCCGGGAGATAATCAAAGAGCAAGGGCGCACCATCAGCCTCATGCAGAAATCCACCGTTTCATCCGAGAATGAAGCGCAGGAGAAGATCAAGGCATTCTTCTCAGGGAAAGAGAACATCGACGCCGTAAAGGGCGGCCGCACGGTAAGTATCGAGATCGAGATGAAGGCCGAGGCAGCAGCCATGACGACCACGACGGCCGCTGTCCCCATCGCGGCATTCAACACCGAAGTCGTGCCGGGCATTGCAGCAGCGGCTACCGAGCCGAATGCGATCCTGCCCCGCTTGCAGAAAGGCACGACAAGTTCCCCGACAATCAAGTGGATCAACCGTAAAGACCCCGACGGCGGCTCGGCATTCATCGCCGAAGGAACTCTCAAGCCCCTTATGAGCTGGGGATACGAGGAGGAGACGTCTACGGCAAAGAAGGTTGCCGTTCGCGCAAAGCTCTCGACGGAAATCCTCGAAGATGCGGATTTCATCCGCGGGGAGGTGAACACCCTGCTGCGTCAAGACTTGATGCAGACCGTGGAAGAGAAGGTTATCGCAGGAACCGGCACCGGAAACGAGATCCTCGGCGTAACAACAAAAGCCCCTGGCTATACCATTACGGAGCTCAACGGGAAAATCTCCATGCCCAACATTGCCGACGTTGTGCGCGCTGGCGTTCTGCAACTTCGCCTGCTGCATTTCTCTCCCGACGTTCTCTTCCTTCATCCGACCGACAAGGCGATCTTCGACGTAACGAAAGATACCGCCGGGCATTACCTGACTGACGAGATGCGCAAGATCATCGGCAACATCTCCGTTGTAGAAACCACCAACATTCCCGCAGGTAAGTTCCTGCTGATGGATTCCTCGCGCTGGAAAGTTCGTCCCTACCGCGCTCTGCGACTGGAATGGGGCCGTGACGGCGACGATTTCAGCCACAACATGGTGACGGTGATCGCCGAAATGCGCCTTCACTCATACCAGAACTCCATCGACGCCGGGTCTGTCATCTACGACGACTTCGCAACCGTACAGGCCGCCCTGGAGAAAACCGCCGAGGCAGCAGCATAGTCATTAACTTAAACGAACAACAACATGGAAGATATGAAGAAGATCGACCTCACCAAGAGGGTAACTATCGTAAGCACAGGCAAGTCTATCTATATGCCCGAGAAAGGCAAAGAGTACAACGTGTCGCCCTTGCATGCCGAAACGCTTGTGAAATCGGGCAAAGCCACGTACAAGACCAAAGTTGCCAACTAACAAGGCGGGGAGGCGCCGGAAAGCGTCTCCCCTTTTTTCTTATGCTTATAGACTATACATACTTCGAACAGGATCCCACATATATTGCGGGAATAGACGTCAAAAGCGGATGCACCCCGACTGGCGCCGCACAGGAGATTGTACGGAATGTCGAGAGTTGCATACGCAGGTATGAGCCTAAATTCCTTCGGATGCTCCTTGGAATATATGTGGCTGAGAATATCGACAAATATCCTGAAATAGCCGCAAAAATAGCAAATACAGACACAAAACAGTCTCCCATCGCTAAGTATGTCTATTTCTATTACCTGCGAGAACATGTTGCCTTCAATACGATGGCTGGCGAGAAAATCAAAATGACTGACAACAGCCGTGCCGCCTCCCCGTGGTACAGACTTGTGCCCCTATGGAACGAGATGGTCGACGAGTGTCATCAACTGGCAGGCTCGCTATGCGGCGAAACAGACGTAAAGCCGGATTATTCGTCGGATATTTTTGAAAAGATAAACAGGTTTGGATTATGAAAATATCACCCAACGATACCATCAGGAAAGTAATTATAAAGAACGGCACCTTATTCGGTATCGGCAATAAACGAATATACGAATCTATTGCGGCATTACCCAAGCCTGACTATGTTAAGGAAAAACGTCGCATATTCGGATGGAAGAAGCACGAGGCCCGAAGCGTCGCAGGTATAACGATGGGTGAATTGAACGCCATAGAAAGGATCGAGGCCACCGACGAGTATTTCGTAAAGGTTCTGGCCGTCATGCTGGGTTTAATAAGCCCAAAGGGGAAAGGATCAAAACGCATTGACTGGGAGGGAGCAGGATACGATATTGCCCGAGAAAAGGTGCTCGAACTACAATTCATTCGCGCTTATCGCTATTTCATTGAAATACAAAACGAACTCAAAGGCGTAGCAAAGGCGTGGAAAAAGCTCGAAATGCCCCTGACGCCACAAGAAGCAAACGCACAAGTACAACGCAAGAACCGGGGCATGAGTACAATATGCTTAGGATACTGCCAGCTTGTAGGGGGTGCTATTCAGCCAAGCGATGTATGGCACCTGAGGTGGTCGACCGTATACCTTGCATATGAAGCCGAGAGGGACAAAAACATGGCACAACGCAAGCTCGCTCAGATGAACAAGCCCAAACCATCCAAAAGTCGCAGACGATGAGAAAGAGCCTCAGTAAAATATTCGAAGATGCTGCCAAAGAGTGCGGCGTCAACACATGCCTATATGCCAGGATCAAAGAGGCGAATTACCTGCTGGATTACGTCAAAGAGTACCCCGTAATGCTGCGGCTGTTCCAGGAGCCGATATACGAAACTAACCTGACAAACAGGCGTCGTCGTAGGACAACGCTTTACTTTCTCGATGCACTCGGGAAGCCAGAGCCGGATACACAGACTGAAGCAGCCCCCATTGCGGATCGCATGGAGCAAATGGCGTTTTCATTAATCGACAACCTGCGTCGAAATGGGATAGAGGTGCAGGTTGAAAGCCTGCAAGGAGTGGTTGAAAAACTGGATGCCCTGGCCGCGGGTGTAGAGGCAAAACTCGTCCTTACATACAATGTTTGCTGATGGACATATCGAAGATAGAGAACTTTTTCAGCCCTGAAAAGCTGGTTGCCATCTGTAACGAGGAATTCAGCACCCTTAAAGAGCAGGTGACAATAAATCTGCAAACAAAACGCACAAACAGCGGTAAAAATGTGAACTCCCTGAATGTCCCGGAAGAGACTACCGGCGCTACGGCAGATAGTATGGCGTCGCAAGTGGAAAGCAATGCCAGAGGGTTCACGGTCTCGTTTGTGGGACGGCATAACATCAAGAATATAGACGAGGGTAACTCTCCGCAGGATGCACAAGAAGAATTCGGAAGCTTCGAAAGTTTCTATCAGAACATAAAGCAATGGGCACGCGACAAAGAGGCACGCTATGGATTGGAATTCAAAAGCATCGACGCATATTGGGCGGCCAAGAAGCTGTGGGAGGAAGGCAGCATCTTGTACCGCTCGGGAGGGGGCACCGAGATTATCAAAGACCTGTTGCCGCAAACCGTGGATAACATCGACAAAAGAATTACGGAAGTGATCGACACATCCATATACGAAATGCTCGAAACAACAATAGAACTATGATCCGATATACATTGTCCGGTACAGGAGGCACCGCAGATTTTCCCAATGATATATGCTTCACACGGGAGAAATCCACCTTCGTGCGATTTACAGCCACAGCCATAGATCCGGACTACGGCACAGAAGTGAAGCTGCGAATATCATATGGAGCAACATCAATAGTCCTATCCAGAAATGTCTCGGGAGTAGGAAAATCCGTTGTTTTCCCCTTGACGGCAATATTGGAATCGCTGGCCGCGGACTATTCGGCAACATTCATAAACAATGTGGTGCTCATAGTTGAGTTTGGCGATGGATCAGCCACTCACACGCTCAATACTATTCTTATCGGCACCTGTGAAAAAGAAATAATCCCTATCTCGGCACAGAATGCCGCCGCGGGAGATGTAACCAACTACCCTTCCGCCAGGAAAATCGTGGTATACCCCGGGTTCAACATAACCCAATCCATCTTTATCCCCAAGCTCACGACAGAGCAAATAGAGGTGGAAACAGAGAATGGGGTCATCGTCACCAGTGGCATGTCCTCGAAACCGTTTGCGGAGTTCAATCCATCGACGGTAAGATGGGATGGGGATACGTATGTTGAGATAAGCGTCTATAACCCCAACCTTGCCAACACCTTTCAATTTCCCATCGAGATAGATAGGTGTACCGATGGGATGCTTGTCAAATGGACGGATAAAGGCGGCATCCCTTACATATATCGGTGGAGTATAGAGACGGCGAGGGACGAAATATCTATCCAGGATGCCTATTCACTACTGAATGAGAACCTGCAACCGTATGAAGCCCAAAGTAAGATACTCACAAAGACATACACGCTGCATAGTCGCCTTGTAGATCAGGATATATACGACCTGTGTAAATCCATCCTCGCCGGGCGCGACATAAGCTACTACGACAGCGCAACGGAGCAATGGCGCCGGTGTAGTATAGAGGAGGGAGAAGCCGAAGATAACGGCGCTTATTTTAAAGATTTAGTCGTAGAAATTACCGATAAGACCTATAACGTATGACCTACTACGAACTATACATAAACGACATCCTGTGCGATCTGTCCAGCGACAACTATATATCCTTGGTATATCAAAGCCCGATATTTTCAGGACTGGACATCATACAGTCCAATAGGTCGTACAATATAGACTTACCGCTGACGCCGAAGAACCGCAAGGCCATAGGCTATGCGGAACGCACCGACATCTATACGGATGCACCCTATGTGAAGCTTCCGGCAAGATTGTATCAGGAAGGAGTACCGCTGTTCACATCCGGATACGCCGTTATTACGGAGATTTCGGACGTAATAAGTGTGGTTCTTACGTGGGGAAATGTCGACAACTTCCAGCCCCTGTTCGATGCAAATTTGCGCGACCTGGCACAAACGCTCTATTCCATGAACATAGGGTCGATACCATGGAACAGCGCATCGGCACTCTTGGAGTATGGATATGAGAGGCCGCAGATGGGATTCTTCGGCATTGATTTCGGGCAAGGTATCGCCAACCCCGAATACATGCATCCGTCTATCGAAGTACAAGATGTACTTACGGCTATTGAGCGGTACAATGGCATCACCATCGACGGCAAAGAAAGACTGTATGGGGGACTTACGTATCCTTTATTGCTTCCTTTGGTGTCAAAAAACGGCGACGACATTTCAGGCGCAGTAGATTATTTTGAAGCATCAAGGATCGTATCTGATGGAAGAGGGAATCGGACATCATTTGAATCAAACTTAAATAATTATATAGTCCACGATCCGAAAAATATATATATGCCATACGACCCATCGAATCCCAGTATGAATGGGACGGCAGAATTTCAGACACTTGGAGCTAGTCATATGTTTTTAAGTATAAATCCGAATACGACAGGAGATACTTTCAACGTGACGTGCAGGGTGAGTGGGGCTTCTTGGCGTTTAAAAGAACAAATACATGTTATAGTTAAGGGAGGCGGTAAGGATATTTTAAAAATATCAAGTGCTCCAATAACAATAACTTCGGGAATGACCTCTGCGGTATATACATTTTACACAAAAGATTTTCCGAAAGAATACGAAATAAACACCGATAGCATAAGCAACATATCTATTCAACTCAAGGACTTTTACAATGTGCAATCGGATGGAGCGCATGATATTATTTTGAATTGGTCTGTAAAGTTATGGGGGGATATTGAAATGATATTCCCATCCGAATATCCTATCGGGGTAAATCTTCCGGACATTTCGCAGGGAGATTTCCTCTCGGCTCTGATGTCTATGGCCGGGCTGTTCGCATACCCGGATAAGGACGCCCCGGATACAATCAAACTCATAAGCGTAGATGACATTTACGCCAAACTCACAAACGGAGGCACAATAGACTGGAGCCGCAAAGTCATCCTTAATGATCGGCATGATGTCAGCCGCCCGGAATCTTCCATATTTTCGCTCGATGACCTGGCACAGAAAAACACGCTCGATTATGACAACGACGACGATGTGATCACGGACACCGCCGGGGAAATACGGATCGAGAATGTTAACATCGACAAGGAGAACGAACTCGTGGAGCTTCCATTCTCAGCGTCCGAAAATGCCCCACTTGCATCGGATGCCAATGCGCTGTGTGCCCGCATTCCTATGTATACGACATCCGACGACGGGAAAACAGTGGACTACAACGAACCCTCGGCGCGAATCCTGCAAGCCATCATCGACGATACGAGCACGGGGTTATACTGGTTCGGATATTTCGGAGAAAATATGCGCTTTGGTGGTGAGAACGGGATCGTCGCAAAGAAATACAACGGGTACCAAAAAGCCGTGGACAAACTGCGTCTGATAACAGTAAAGGCCAAGTTAACAGCCATAGATCTGCATAACCTTGATTATACAAAGCCCATATACATAGGTCAATTCGGGCAGACATATGGCCTGTATTCGGTAGAAACAGGTGAAAACGGCATCTGCGAGTGCCAGCTGATCCAGTTGCAGGCTATAAAAGAAGTTGTTATTCCGGACTATTATCTGACCATCAACGGTTCGGCTTCGGACATCAGTCGGGCTGTAGGCAGCAATAAGACCGTTACGGTATTCACCTATCAGACAAATGGCTCGCTTCAAATATCTTCGCAGTCAGGGATGTTTGAAAACATTGCTTTCGCACACGGGATCCTTTCCATAGGGGTCAAGGAGAACACCACAACAAGTTCTCGCTCCGGAAATTTGATCGCATCCCTTAAAGAAGCACCTGCTATCATAAGGACAATTACCGTCCAGCAAGCCCCCGCAGAGCCCGAGCCTGCTGCGAGCCGCCCGTTGAAACTTCACCTCATGGTGACGGACAATGAGGGCGCCCCGCTTGCGGCCGACGAGGTTACGGCCTCGTATATCCTTCCGTCGGGCGACAGCAAGCTGGAACGCTGGGCCGATACGGGTGCTGTCGACGTCACGCTGGAGGCCTCCACGGAATATATGACCCTGGGGCTCGCCGCGACCAAGGCCGGGTATACGAGTGGCAAGAAGCAGGTGGACATCCCGGCCGGAAATTCAGAATACAATATCAACGAGACCTTGATGTTAACTTCTGAACAACCGATAACCAGCCGAAATATTACACTCGACATCACCATCACGGATAATGACGGACAGCCGGTGGAGGCGGAATCCGTCTATGTGAAGTACACCAAAACGGATGGCGTAGAAACTTTGTATTCGGCATCAGGATCACATATTAATGACACACTACGGGATGTCACAACCGATTCTTTCATAATGACAGTAGCTGTAACCACTCCGGGGTATGTCCTGTGGCAAGATTCCCTCACCGTCAATGCGGGGACAGAACAGTCTACCGTGGCAAAACAGATTGCACTGACGGCCTCGGAACCTGCGCCGGGGCGGAACCTGCACGTCGTGCTGTCGATCGAGGACGCGGACGGCAACCCCCTCGCGGCCGATAAGGTCACCGTCACGACAAAGAACGCGGCGGGCCAAACCGTGACGCGCGAATATACGAATACCTCGGCGGTGGACGATACCATCGCCGACATCCCCACGAGCGGATCGAGCGTCACGGTCACGGCCTCGAAGTCCGGCTACAACGATGGCTGGATTCAGGGGTCTATCCCTTCGGGCAGTTCGGACTACACCTACACCGGGGTCGTCCCCCTGCGCTCGTCACGTATGATCTCCGCCGAAGTGCGTGTGCAGGACGCGGGAGGCTCGGCGGTCGTCGCCGAAGAGATCGCCTGCACGTACCTGCAAAGCTCGGGCAAGACCAACACGATGCTGGCCACGAACAGCAGCATCCTCGACGATAGAGGACATTCGGACTGCTCGGTGAAGGCCTTTACGTCGCGCATCACCGTCACCGCCGCGGACTACAATACCGCCGTGGAGGAAGTGCCCGTGGAAGCCGGCTCGGAGGCCGTCACGATCCGCAAGACTGTCACGCTCTACCCGGGCTCTCGTTCCCTGCACCTGGACTTCGCGGTCAGGAACGAGCAGGGCGCGGCGGTGGAGGATGCGGTCGTGGTGATTCAGTACGTGAAGCCGGACGGGAGCGACGAAAACCTGCAATTCACGGGCGGCGTGCACGAGACTTTCGACAATGCGACCACGCAGGGCTTTACGCTCCTGATTATGGCGCAGGCCGAGGGCTCGCGCGTACATATGCAGCAGATCGCCGTCCCGGCGGGCAAGGAGGCGTACACCTACGACACGGACGTGGTGCTCTACTACGACTACTCGCCGGGCATTACGCTCGACCCGCCATCCCCGTGGACGTATGCGGCACACCTGGGGACGCTCCGCAATACGGGTAACGTCGACCTGGAGCTGCTTTCGGCGCCGGAATGGTGCACTATCACCGGGGACATCCCGGGCACGGTGGCGGTGGGCGAGGGACGTGCCTTCGCCGTCTCGAAGAACGAGACGGGTGACTTGCGCAAGGGGACGATCTCGATGCAGTGGCACAACATAGAAGCGAGCGAGACCACGGCCTACGATGTCGAGGTCTCGCAGGAACCATAAGATTTCATTAACCATTTAACCATATAGAGGCATATGGCACAGCAAGATACGATAGACAAAATTATTAACATCCAGTTCAACTACAGAGAGCTGGTGCAGGGATGGGCGGCAGCGTCTGATGCTATTGATAAGGCAAAAGAAAATCTTCAAAAATTCAAAAAAGAAGGGAATAGCGAAGGTGTTGCCAAACAAACACAACTCATCAAAGCCTTGCGCACAGAAATGGCCGCATATACCCGAGAAATGCAGGCCAATATCAAAGAGGAAGTTAAGCAAGAAGGAAGCATCGAACAACTCAGAGGCAGCATCGCCAAGCTAACGGCAGCATATAACAAAATGAGCCGCGAGGAGCGCAATGCCGCCAAGGGCACCGATCTCGCCAAAAAGATAGCCGGACTACAAACGGAGCTTAACGAGGCAAATACGGCATTACTTAACTTCCGGGACAACGTCGGTAACTATGCAAGTGCTGCTAAAGGATTCTCTCCTCTTACCTTTCAAGTGCAACAACTGGCAAGAGAAATGCCGTCGCTTACCGTATCTTTGCAGCAGTTTTTCTTGGCCATATCCAACAACGTGCCGATGTTCGTTGATGAACTGAAACGCGCTACTGCAGCAAACAAAGCATTACGATCCGAAGGAAAGGCGACAATACCTGTATTCAGACAAGTAATATCGTCTATCATCTCGTGGCAAACGGCTATCGTTTTGATCATCACAGCGCTTACAATGTATGGCAAGGAGATCGGATCGTGGGTTAAAAGTCTATTTTCGGCCAAAGAAGCGGCTATTTCAATGGCGGAAGCGCAGGAGCGAATAAACGATGCACTGAAAGAAGATGGATATGGAATTGGAGAGCATATCGCCAAGGTAAAAGAGCTCCAGATACAATGGAAGGCTTTAGGGGACGATCTAAATGCACGAAAGCAGTTTATTGTCGATAATAAAGACGCATTCGATGACCTTGGGGTTAAGGTAACGAATGTTAATGATGCAGAGAACATACTCATAACACATACGGATGATTTTATAATTGCTTTAAGTATGAGAGCACGAGCGGCTGCGGGGATGAAATTAGCCGCTGAAGCCTATGAAAAGGCGCTGATCGAACAGCAAAAGGTAGAGGAGGAGATAAAAAAGGGGTACACAACGCAAAGATATGTTTTTGGCGGTTCTCCTAACGGAGAGGATTTGAGGTCAACCCGCCCTTACACAAAAGCCGAACAAGATATATTAATGGCGCCCGTTCGTGCCTTGGAGGATCAGGCCAAAGCATATCTAAATATATCAGCAGAGAGCCAAAAAGCAGCGTCGGATAAACTTAAAAATGCAGGCATTGAGGAATCAGCCAATGATAAAGTAGCCGATAGCGTAAGGCGGATTATTACCCTTGAAGAACTTCAAGCGAAAATGCGGGCAAATAACCTCAAGGAATATACGAAATTACTGGCAGACTGGCGAGTTGCCTTGGGACGGGAGGTGTCTAAGATGGAGTCCGAATTAGATAAGGCGCTACAAAAAACGGATAGTGAAATATCCGGCAACTTGAGGAAACAACTTGAAGAGCAAGAGCTGGAGTATAGAAACAGAATCAGCGAAGCCCATCTAATCGACAATGATTTAGGTGCAGCGATGGAGATGGTAAACATATACAAAGAGCAAATTGCACAAATAGAGCGATTGGAAGGTGTTTATCGGGCTGCAGGCAAGACCGACGCAGAAATACAGGCAATACGAATTAAAGCACGTATGGATCTTCAAAAAGCGGAGGAAAATGTAGCAAACATTCAGATAGAAACGACACACAAAAGTTTAAGCCTCGCCGCACAAACAGCAGGAAACCTTGCCAATGTATTCGAACAACTTGGTGGGGAAAGTGAAAAATATGCTGCATTTGCCAAGGCTATGGCTGTCATGCAAGTTGTATTATCTGAATCTGTAGCTATTGCAAAAGCATGGGAAGGGAATGCCGCTCTTCCATTCCCGGCAAATATAATAGCCACCGCAGCAAGCGTCGCTGCCATTGTCGCAGCAATAGGCAGTGCATTGTCCTCTACTAAATCTACGGAAGTTCCTAAATACGCATCCGGCGGTCTTATTACAGGGCCCGGTACTGGTACATCCGATAGCATTGTTGCTCGGGTATCGAATGGCGAGGCCATTATGACCGCCCAGGCCGTGAATGATTGGGGCGCCGTATTGTCGGCTATGAATGTTTCCAGCGGTGGCAATGCCATCCAAGTATCCAATTTACCCCAACGCGGAGACGGAATGAGGGGCATGGAACAAATGATGGAACGGGTGTTGCTCAACCTCCCGTCCCCTATCGTCCTCGTAAAAGACATTGACAACGGACAGAGACGGGTGAAGGTAGCAGCCAACCTTGCAAAATTGGGTAGAAAAAAATAGTATGCCCCATTGTTATTTAAATGCACACAGGCATATTTGCATCAGAGCTTATGGTGAGGTAAGCAACAGACGACAAAACGAAATGACGCGTACATCCAACATATCTGTCGGCGGCCATAAAGCTCTATTAGTGACTTTTTGTAAAACTAAATAGGCTGAAAAATGGCAGAACAAAACGCATGCGCCGAGAACCTTGGCGCGAACATCCTGAATGACTGTAACGACGATTACGGCAAGGGTGTCGAGAAGATCGTTTACATCATCAAAAAAGAGGACATCGACCGTAAGGCATCGAAGATTGCGGGAAACGTAATCAGCACCCTCGTCCTCAGAACCGGAAAGAAGGCATACACTGCTTCGGCTCCCTCAAACACACCTTTCAGCGGCCTCACATACGAGGATCAGAACGCCACAATCGGAATGTCCTTTAACAAGACCATCCCTATCGTCATGCTGGCGGATTCTCCGACGAACGCCCTCAATGTATCCGCACTCAAGCAGAACAAGTACGTCATCATCTACGAGAACAACAACAAGGGAGCGAATGGCGAGCAGGCATTCGCCGTCATAGGCTGGGAGCAGGGCGCCGTCGGGCAGAACGCAACCCTTGACAAGTACAGTGACGACACGCAGGGAGGCTGGACTGTCGACATGATCGAAGAAGGCGCCAAAACCCCGCAAATATTCTTCTTCTCGACGGACTACGAGACTACGAAGGCGGCACTTGATTCGCTTTTGTCGCCCGCCTCGTGATGAATCCCGAAGTATGGTACAGGGAGAGGTTAAACGCCTCTCTCACCGCTTCGGATAAGCGGACGATAGAATCCCATTACGAGATGGTAACCGGGAAATCGTTCGCTGGCAGTTTTTCCCAAAACTGCCCGAACAAGTACAAAGACGCGATAACGCACATTTTAATCAAGATGAAACAGGACAACACAGATAATGGCGGATATGTCCTCAAACAAGGAGCATTTCGCTACAAAGGTAAGGTCATAACCAATGCGAACATGACCGCAGAAGCGGCAGAATGGTGGATACATCAAAACCTGGACAACAGAGACCAATTTGCGAGTTTGGGCAAGGATTACGACAGCTATGCCACCACGTCGGTAATGATTCCCGCCAAAGAATAATGACGCCAAACACCTGTAACGTGGAGAATGTTACACACATAAATTACCATAGTGATTTCAGGCTTATTATCCGCTTCAACTCGGATAAACTGCCCGATTATCCGTGGCGTATTACATTCAGCACCCCGTCGACACATACAGTCGACAAATACGTAGCGTCATTCGATGGAGAAAATTACATCAATTGCAAGCCCGTCGACACGCTCCCGGGTGCGGCAATAGTGTTTTTCGATCATCATAGGCTCGGGTGCGGGACATTGGGTTACATTCTCGACATGGATATTCCCGATAACGAATTTCCTGACGGGAAAATGGATATTGAAATCCCGGGTGTCGAGACTGTAGAATTATGGCCGGGGAAAAGCGATGAAACGGAACTCCCCGCAGAAATTATTGTGGCGCTGTTGCAGATGCTCAAAGGGTTTTCCCCCTCTATCGAAGTCGAGGAGAACAGTGACGACAGTTATATCCTGCGGATAACAAACGAAACTGGGTCATATCTCACCCCGAACCTGCGGGCTTCGCTGAATTTGGCACAAAGTACTGGCGACAGCCAGTATATTGCCATGTCGCAGGATGCTACAACAAAAGCCCTTGCCGCAAAAGTCGACAAGGAAGAAGGCAAAGGGCTTTCGACGAACGACTACACTGACCAGGAGAAGGAGAAGCTGGCCGGGCTCTCCAACTACGACGACACGGAGATAAGGAAGGAGTTGTCCGACAAAGCGTCCAAGCAGGAACTGACGGAGGCTGCGGCGGGCGCACTGGCTAAAGCAAAGTCGTACACGGACACCAAGACGACAGAACTATGGAATAATGTCAGCGATGTGTTTGACGCCATGTCCGAGGAGCTCAACAGCAACATATCCGGCGGGGATGCGCAGACACTGACCGAGGCCAAAAACTATACGGACAAGGCGATCTCAGAAATTCCCACCCCGGACGTCAGCGGCCAGATCGAGCGGCACAACACCTCCCCCACGGCGCATCCCGACATCCGGGAGCTGCTCAACACCTGCGTAGGACTGCCGGAGTTCAACGACAAAACCTACGAGCTGACCTTCACGACAAAGGGCGGTGCCAAGTTCATCATCGACCTGCCTATCGAGATGATGGGGCTGCATTACAACGAGGATACCCAATCTATCGAGTTCGTAAATGCCGACGGCTCCATATCCTCCATCCCGGTTTCTGACTTCGTGAAAGTATATGTCGGCTCTATCGGTTCCGAGATACAGGTTACGGTCGAAGGCTCCGAAATCCGCGCCTCCCTGCTCAACAACACCGTATCCTGGGACAAGTTGACACTGGCATTGCAGGAGATGATCCAGGGCAAGGCCGACCGCACGGAGCTTCCCACGAAACTGTCCGAACTGGAAAATGATTCCGGATATGTGACTTCGGAAGAATTGAATACTGAATTAGGCTACAAAGACCACGTAGCCTACATCCTCAAGGACTTTACGAAGAGCTATTATAACAATACGGGCTCGGACATCACGGATCGGAGCATGGTCGTTACGCCTACGCAGTCAGGCGTGACGTCGAACTTCTCCCTGACCAGCCGCATCCCGGTCGCAGCTTCGGACTTTATTTTCGTGCGCATGAAGCTGCGCGTGGACAAAGAGTGCTCTTTGCGGATCATTACCTATTCGGACAATCTCGACCAGCGGGGCCGCTGGTTCGTCCTCAAGGCAGACCGCACCTACGAAATCTACTACCGCGGCAAGGCGGCGTCGGTAGCGGGAGGGCTGAATGTGGGCACCAGCATATCCGCAGCCACCAATATCGGCCAGAAGGTCACCATCGAGGATTTGATCGTCACGCTCAATAACTATGACGCATGGTGCGATGCCGAGAGCCGGGCCACGCTGAAAAACTTCGACACGGACTCCTTCACCGTGGACGAGGGCGGGACGGGGCATTTCTTCTCGGTCGCGCAGGCGTGCGACTTCGCAAGGGACGCCTTCGATGTCGTGAACAACGCGGTTACGGTGTTTATCCGCAACGGCCTTTACGATCACGAGGCCCCGAAGAATGTGGCGATGGGTTACCCGTATGCGATCATCAACAAGGGGGCGAACCGCATATCGCTTATCGGCGAGAGCCGCGACGGCGTCATCGTCTCGTATGAGAACAACTCCGTGAACCGCGCCAAGATCATCGAGGCGGGCGGCGAATGCACCATCGCCAACATGACCGTCAACTGCCTGAACGACGAGAGTTATACGGACGCCAGCGCCGGCGGTCACCAAGCCTGCTACTGCATACATATCGATTCGGTCTTTGCCGCATCTGAGCGATATTTCACGACGGTACGGAACTGCAAACTCTTCAGTACGTGCCATTCACCCGTCGGCGCGGGCCTTGCCGACAACCAGACCATTCGGTTAGACGGCTGCGAGTGCGTCAGCGACACGCACGTAGGCACTTCGACGGGCGCGGCCACCATCCACGCAAGCACCGATGCTGCGGCGAAAAATATGGCCGTCGAGATCATCGGCTGCCGCCTGCTGTCGCTCGACGGAACCAAATCGCTCTACATGCCCGACGTGGAGGGCGGCGCTCCCTTCACACAGGTCGACGTCACGCTGCTGGGCAACACCTACTACACGACGGGGCCGGAGATCACCGATGCCGACTTCTTGTCCAGGCACAAGCTCACGCCGTGGTCGGATGCTTCGTTCAGCGAAATTTCGGTTATCGCGCACTCGGACTGCACGCTCGAAGCGCGCGTGACGCACCTCGAAGGGCTACTCGTGGGAGTGCTCTCGGGCAAAGTGCTGATCCCGGAATTGCAGGTGAAGAAGCTGGGCGTCTGGGGCGACAACAACCTGGTCGTCACGGGCGAGGGCGCGCCGGCGAAAGCCCCCGACCGCGCAGGGCAGTTCTATGTCGATACGAAGAACAACGCGGTCTACCACTCCGTGGGTAACGGCGCGGTGTCGGACTGGAAGAACGCTTAAACTACATACAACATGTCACAAGTCAACAAATACGCCAACAAGGCGGGTTACACGGCCGACAAGAATCGCAAGGACACACAGTCGGCGGTATCCTACATCGAGGACGACGGGGCGCTCATCTACGACGGCGTGAACGTCGTAGTGGACAAGCCGGCCGCCGGGGTTGGTGACCTTGCGGTCTTCGACAAGACCACGGGAACTATCCGCTTCGTCAAGGGTGCGACGCTTGTTGCAGAGCAGCTGCCGCCGCAGCTTGTCCCGGTGGCCGTGGTCTATGCCCGGCAGGGCGGGCGGGTGCTGATCGTGTCGCTTCGCAATGCGGCAAGCAGCGTTTACTGGGCGTACTCTTACGAGGTCGCCCTATCTGGCTTCGAACTGTCTACGGGGGGAACCTTCACGCTTCGTATCTATAATACCGACCACGCATTCACTTATGCCCCGGGTGCGACGCTCGCGGATATCGCCGCGCAGATCAATGCGGACGAAAAAATCAGAACCACTTATGGCTGGACAGCCTCTGCCGATGAAGCAGGGGGACGAATTGTCATGTCGATAAACACGTGGTCGCCCAATTATGTGCTTATCGACGTTACGAATGGCTGCCAAATCACCTATCCTCGGGAGAACGTGAGCTATCAGACAACACTCACGGGGATACTTATCAAAGGAACCAGAGAAGAAATTCGCCGCAAGAATGGTGTGAGTTCAAATATGGCAGGTGGTGTCCTCGACCAGTTCGCGGAATATTATTCGGAGAGAGGCCAGGCAGCCACAGGACAAAAGCCGGGAAGCGGCATAGTCATTCGGGAGAGCGTTTTCACCGAGGCCGACAACCCCGATCTGGTTGCCGTGTATCCCACCTACAAGGACTACCTGTTCGCCGAGCACATGGTACAATATCCTACGGAGTTCGGGACGATGTTGCAGGATGGCAAGACCAACACGAACCTGATCGGGCGGCTTACCTTCGAGGATATTTACGGCAAAACACAGTACCGCTACCCGGCTGCCGCCGCAGCCCTCGACTTCGGCATCACCGTGGACGGAATGACGACGGGGCTGGAGGCGGGGGCATGGTGGCTGCCGTCGTCGGAAGAGGTCTACCTGCTGATGCACGACAGGGTGTGTTTCGCCGCTGACGTGGAAAAAGACCCTGTAAACCGTACGCTCTTACGCTTGAAAGCTACCACGTGCTATGGTTATTATTATTATGTCCATACTTCATGCGAGATGCAGGAGAGTTACATCTACATTTATAACGGAAGGGCCGGCCATCTGGGCTATACAGGCAAGTGTTATAAATTCTCGTCCCGCCCGGTCTGCGCCTTATAATTATCTGAACCATGGAAACACAACGACAGATCGACACCCTCGAATCACGGCAGCTCGAATTACGGGCAGTCATGGCCAAGTCCGACGATAGGGCGGCCAAATGCAGTAAGTCCGGCCTTGACTTCCGGGCTACCTATCCTCTGGATTATGAGGAGTACGAAGCGGCCAACGCGGAGTACAACGCGAACGAAAAGACCCTTGCGGAGCTGAGGGCCCGGCGTGCCGAAGAGCTGGCCGCCGAAGAAACGGTTATGGACTTTCAAAATATTGAGCAATGAAGATGTATATGACCAACAAGCCCAACGGCGAGCCGTTCTATCCCGTAACCGTAGCCGAAGCCGTGCTTGTTTCCGAAGGGGAAACTTTAGCCGCGGTGCTGCAACGGCTTGAACAGAGGATCGCAGAATTGGAGAAGTCGGAAGCGGCGCCCGAGGCGCAGGCAGACGTGCTGACCGAACAATAGAATATATCCTATGGAGGAATTGTGGAGGTTTATAGAAAGGTTATGCGAGAAAGTATGGCAGGTGTCGATAGGCGCCCTGGTGTACATGTTTAACGCCATAGCCCCGATACACGACATACTGACGGCCTGCATGATTATATTCGCCGCGAACTTTTTCACGGGCCTGTTCGCCGGCGTGCTCGTGCAGCACGAAGGATTCATATTCCGCAAGGCTTTCAAGTGCATATCCGAGGCTGCGGTAATATCGGGACTGATGGCCATGATACTGCTCGTCGGGGACAACATCGACAACCACGACGGGGCGATGTCGGCGATCTCGCTCGCAGTATATGCCCTGATATATTTCTACGGGGTCAACATCCTCAAGAACCTGAACCGCATATTCCCGAAGAACCGATACATCGACTTCCTGTACTATGTGCTCTCGTTCGAGATGATTAAAAAGATTCCCTATTTGGAAAACTACAAACAAAAACAAAAGGACAAATGAAAAAGAAATGGATCGTATGGAGCATCGTTGCGGCCGTGGCCGTAGTGCTCGGAATCGTATTCCCGCGTTACATCCTCGTGGGGGTTGTTTGTGCTATGGCCGGATGGGTCGGGCATATCCTGTACACTAAACACATCGCGCAATGACACGAGGGCTCAGAAACAACAACCCGCTCAACATCGAGAAGACACGGGGCGGCAATCCCTGGCAGGGCGAGGTCGTGCCGTCGAAAGACAAGCGTTTCGCGCAGTTTACGACGGTGGCATACGGCTATCGAGCTGCCTTCAAGCTGTTGAACAACTACCAGCGTAACTACGGGCTGGACACGATCCGCAAGATGATCGGCCGCTGGGCCCCGTCGGAGGAGAACCACACGGACGCCTATGTCCGCACCGTGGCGGAAAGATCGGGGGTGCCCGCCGACAGCCGGATCACCACGACCAACCGCGACGTGATGGTTCCCATCGTTGCGGCCATGTCGTTCGTAGAGAACGGCGTCGAGGCCAAGATGCTCGACGTGCAGGCCGGGTGGGAGTTGTTTGTAAAAGCATGAAACGCCTGATTCTCTACCTGCTCGCCACCCTTTCGGCCGGGGCCCTGCTCTTCGGCTGGGGATACCGCAGGGGCGCCGCGTCGGTGGTTGTCGAAGAAACGACGCGTATCGACACGGTGTTCTACCCGAGACCGGAACCGCTGCCCGGCACGTACCGCTTCGCCGACATCTCGGTGCCGGTGCTGCTCTTCGCGCCGCCCGACACGGTAACGGAGACCGTCGTTGTGAAAGTCGGGGCAGACAGCGTGCAGATGAAGGTGGCAATGGAAACACGCCCCTACTCGGACAGCACCTACCGGGCACAGGTCAGCGGGCCCCGGATCGGCAACCTGCGGCCGACGCTCGACTGGATAGAAACATACAACTGCACTACCACCCGACAGCAGGTAGTCACCCGGCGGAGCCGCTTCGCCCTGACTGCCGGGATCGGGGCGGCGTACACGCCGCAAGGGTTCCAGCCTACGGTCGGCGTAGGAGTAGGTGTTATTTTATGGCAATTCTGACAGGTATGAAGATAATTTATAACGACATCATCCCCTTCAAGGGATACAAGGCTATCAATCTGTTCGGGATCGTATTTGCCCGCAAGTCCGCCCGCCCGTTGTCGGATAAAAATAAAAACCACGAAGCGATACACACCGCACAGATGAGAGAACTGTTATATGTGCCCTTCTACATCGTCTACCTATTGGATTGGGTATTTCACGGCTTCAAGTACCGAAGGATAACTTTCGAACAGGAAGCATATGCCCATGAAGATAACCCTGAATACCTTGAAATACGAAAACACTACGCGCAATGGAAGAGATGATTTACATATACTGGGATGACTTCCCATCGGTTGTAACCGAATAACGGGCCTTGGGGTACGGGCATAAAAAAGTCCCCAACGCTTTCCCGCATATACCACTATACGATTGTGCCAACGCACCACATTGAGGACTTATTCCTTGAATCGGTGTGTTGGCTTTTTGTATAGTGGTATAACAAATTTATAATAAAAAATCGGGAAAGTATATGCGTAAATCAGAGCTTTTTGCACAAATACTCGAATGTGTTGCATTTGAAACTGAAATAGCTAAGGAACAAATCCTTTCGAAGGATAAATTTCAAGATGTGGTCGATGCGCGCTACATGCTCGTACACTTCTGCCATAAAAACGGCATGTACACCACCGACATCGCCCGGATGATGCGGTTCTCCCGACGCGCCATAGAGAAGATGGTCGCCGGGTTCGATGAACGCAAGCGATACAGCCACCCTATATTCGAAATACAGTGCGAACTTATTGCGAAGAAGTTGCCTCCCATCTGCGCCCCAATGAATTGATATGCCTGCCGCCCGCAGCCACCTTTGCAATGTTGCAACAGGTGAACGCCCGGCCTTGACAGGGGCGGCAATCATTCAATAATTATTAAAAATGGGTTCGGATAAAACTTATATTTTCGATGGAGGCGGCTCGGGTGGCGGCCTTGACATCGCGGCTCTCGTCTCGTCAATGATGGGCAACAAGGGCATGGATCCCAACCTCGTAGCGGCACTCATGAACGGTAACAACAACCGTGGTGCATGGGGCGGTGACGGGTGCTGGTGGATCTGGATCATCCTGCTGTTCTTCTGCTGGGGCGGCTTTGGTGGCAACGGCTTCGGCGGTAACAACGCCAATGGCCTTCCTGCGCAGCTCAACGGTGACGCCGGACGGGAACTTCTTATGAACGCAATCCAAGGGAACGGCGCAGCCATCAATCAGCTGGCATCGTTGCTCAACTGCTCTACGCAGCAGATTCAGAACACGCTGTGCAACATCCAGGGCACCCTCGGCATGTCAAGCCAGCAGATCATCAACGCTGTACAGTCGATGGGATGCCAAATCGGCAACCAGATCGCCGCGTGCTGCTGCGATATGAAGCAGGCCATCAATGGCGTCAATGTGGGCATGGAGCGCGGATTCAGTAGCGTTGCCTATGAAACACAACGTCAGACCTGTGATTTACAAAACACAATTCGCGAAACTTCTCAAAGCGGGACTACAGCGATAATTTCCAAACTGGATCAAATGCAGGCAGCTGCATTGCAGGATAAAATTGATGCCCTGCGCGAAAAGAACAGCACGCTGACCACGCAGCTCAACCTCGAACACCAAAACGCCTACATGGCCGGTGTTGTAGGACAGGCTGTAGCACCCGTGAACGCCGCTGTAGCGGCTTTGCAGAATGACGTGAATAGCATCAAGTGCAAGCTGCCCGAAACGGCTACCGTGCCCTATTCGCCTATTGTCGGTGTGCCTACGTGTATTGCCGCACAATATGGTCTCGGATATGGTGCAGGGTTTGGCTTTGGGGGGAGCGGCGGATTTTGGGGATAATGCTATTATTCGCCGATAGGTGAAATGTTCTTTGACTTACTGATAAGAGGCTTCCCAATCCGAAAGCCAGCGCCAATGAAATCCTTTCAATGTGCGAGTTGGTTTTCGAATGCATTCATATATTCCTCCGATGTGAAATCCGTGTAATTGATGGGCTTCGGATGCTGTTTTATATTTTGCAACCAATATTCCATTTTTAATCTGGACAATTGGCTTTCTGTTTTTCTTGTTGGGTATTCTTCGTGCTTTTGCTGCACACTCTCTTGTGACAGGGTTAAGCATGTTCATTGAACGAGTACACCAACGAAGATTACGTGCCACATTGTTCGTCCGGTTCCCATCTATATGGTCTACATATGCATAGTTATTAGGATTGGGGATGAACGCTTTAGCAACAAGCCTATGGACTAATTCAGTCTTATCTACTCCGTGTAGGGATGTAAGTCTAACTCTCAAATATCCTCCCCGATTTGGGCGAGGAGTTAATATGCGAGGTTTAGTCGTCCAACTATTGTTATTACCTCCGCTCACGCGATGGGATAGCGATGAAACCCTACCATAATCAGATACCGCGAAATAGCCGAGCGTACCATCAATAATACGCCATTCTTCTCCTTCGAGAGCAATTCTCTCTATAAATTCCCGATTTGTCATTGCCAAACAATTTAGTGGTGCCAAACGAGAAAAAGAGGGAAGGACGTTTGGCAAGCCCTTATCAGTTGGTCATGACTCCAACCTATCCCGATGTAAAATTAGTTATAATAACTTAAAATACAAAAATATGGCAGTATTCCCATTTCAGTATGTTAACCGCAGAGGCATACCGGTACTAAAAACTACAGGCGTGACAGTGGAGACCACAGGGGTTGTGTTTTCCTTTCCCAACCACGCATTTGCAAATTCGTGGTACCGGGGACTCGTGCTGGTTGAGTTGGTACAGGAAATCCCTGCCGGCACAACGGGAACACTTCCCGTGCTGTTTGAAACCAACGGGCAAAATAAGAATCTGACGACGTACAACGGAGCAAATGTTACAGTATCGGATATTCCGGGGTCAGGGGTATACCAGATATGGTATGACAAGCAGACCGATACTTTGCAATTGATGACCGGTGCCGTCTGAATTAAAAAAACAATTAACCGAAAGACGGGGAGGAGGGCTCCTTCTCCCCTATCTTTCACAAATCATTAACCAAGATGTTTCAGAACTTGAGAAAAGGCTCCTTAGTCTACGTTTTCGACAACAGGGAACAGCCTAAGTTTTATACAGCCAACGTAAAAGACGTATCGGCACCGTATTTCCCGCCCCAAAAGCCCGGGCAATTCTCGCCGATGCCGCAATTCATCAACATCTCGATAGAGGGCAACGAGCCCTGGGGCGTCCCTATGCAAGCGGACATCGTTTCAAAAGACGGACTTACCGTAGCGACGACACGGGAAGTGTTGAAGCCGACCATCATGGAGGCACAGCAGGCAAGCCGTGACATCGTGGAATCATTCGACAGGCACAAAGCCAACCTGAAGGTCTACGATGAGATCCTGATGCAGCTCGATCCCGAAGCTGCGCGTTCAAAGGAGCTCGAAGCCGAAAACCGGGAGTTGCGGAAGATGCTCGCTGACATGAACGAACGGCTGAGCCAGATACCGACGGCGGAAGAACTGAGGAGCCTTGTCAAGTCTGAACCACCTGCAAAAACAAAGTAACTATGGGTTGGAGAATCATAGGTGAAGGCCGTGGCGGCTTCGGCGGCCACGAAGAGGAGATGGAGCGAGAGCTCCGACGCGCCTACGAAGAAGGCTTTGAAGAAGGCCGGCGTGAAGGCCGTGGCGGATACGGTGAGCGTGGCGGCTACGGACAAGGTGGCGGCTACGGCGAACGTGGCGAGTATGACCGCGGCGGGTATGAGTATGACGACGCCTACGGCGAACGCCGTGGCGTAAGGGGTACAGGCCCCTATTCGCGGTATCGCAGGCGGTAAACCGGAGGGAGGGGGCCGCAGTGCCCTCTCCTATTTTAAATCGAAAAATATGGACAGGTTAGATACACATGAAAACTTCCCGGCAGGGTTCCGGGAATATCTCGAAAATTACGGTTGGCACTTTTCAAAGAAGATGTGCGAATTCGCCGTTTCCCGCATGAAGGACAGGAACGGCAAGAAGATCGAGCCCTATTCTAAGGATAAGGTGGATGCGCTGCTCAAGCAGTACGGCATCGAACTCAAAAAGGACAAGGGCTATGATTGCGTGTACGTCTGCAACATGGCATTGGCGGACTATTTCGGGTCGTCGATACCCAATCCACAATACCTGGCGATGTTCATACGTGACTATATCGACGATGAAGACGGATACGACGGCTTGCCATTTACACGTTACTATGCCGATACCATCGGCTCGGGAACACCCATCCTGTGGGAAGAGATGATGTAGCCATGGAAGAATATCCCCAGATCAGCGAATTCACAAACGACAACGACGAAATCGATGAAAAATATCGCAACGCTCGTCCGTAACCTGCCTGCCGACAAGTACCAGGAACTAGCCGGGGCGGTGAACGACGTATTCGAGAACAAGCGCTTCAACCGGGCACAACGCAGAAGGCTGGCGCGAAACTGGCGCAAGTACGGAAAAAGGGAGGAAAAATGAAGATTCGGGACTTGAGTATTCACAAGTATGGTTGGACGTTGCGCATATATTATGCCGTGACGTGCTACTATACGGGCGAAATACTCAAGTCCCTTACCGACATCGGATGCCCCGATACGGTTCTTCATCGCGTACAGGGGAATATGGAAAAGTGTGAAATGGATACGGGATTCACCTACTCCAACAAGGAGCATCGGCAAAGTGTCATCGTAATAGGGATGCACTCCTCGCCGTGGGAATTTCTCAACAGCTTTGAGCACGAACTGCGGCACCTCGTAGACGATATAGCCCTTACTCTCGGCCTGCCGATGGCCGGGGAAGAGGTAGCATACCTTACTGGCGAAATAAACCAGGCGCTATGGGAAGATGTGCACCAATTCACCTGTTGTAAATGTAATGGACATGGAAAAAGATGACACCCAATACTGGATGGCGATGCTCGAAGTGAGCGAATGCTGCGCACCCATATTCGCTGCCGTCGTATGCGAGTTGATGAATACGATGTAG